AGCACAGAAGCGGGCAGCGTGGTTTCTTCTGTCAACATCATGGAATGTCTCCAATATTTCGGCCACTTGGCCCTTCAGCGCAGACCCCGCCCACAAGGGCGAGGGTGCGCGCGCCGCATACGTTGCCCGGACGGGGGAGCAGCAGGACAGCGTCATGAGTTCGCGGCGCGCGCGACGAAAGACCGATGGTCCGGCCTTCCGATGGCTGACATCAGGCGATGGCGAAACGCAGCAGTTTGATTGCCGCAAAATCGCTGACATCGCCGCCGACGCGTTTGGTGGCATAGAACAGCACATGCGGCTTGGCGCTGAACGGGTCGCGCAGAACCCGCAGATCAGGGCGTTCGGCGATGGTATAGCCTGCCGCGAAATCGCCAAAAGCGATGGCGTGGCTGCCGCTGGCGATATCGGGCATATCCTCGGCGATCAGGACGGGATAGCCCAGCAGCCGCGCAGGCTCTGCCGCTGCAAGACCGTCGGACCACAAAAAGCGGCCGTCATTGTCCTTCATCTTTCGCACAGCGCCTGCGGTTTTCGAGTTCATCACGAACACAGCCCGCGCGCGGTAGGCCGCCCCCAGCGCATAGACCAGATCGACGATGGCATCGGCCCCGGCAAAGGCACCGTCCACCCCTGTCGGCACAGTGCCCAGACTGCCCCAGACCCAGATGTCATTGTCGACAGTCGCATGGGTCAAAAACCCGCGCGGCTTGTCGATCCCGTTGCCGCTGACAAAAGCCGCGGCCTCGGCGCGGGCGAAGCGGTCGGCGATACGGCCCGCCAGCCAGCCTTCCAGATCAAAGGCGCTGTCATCCAGCAGGCGCTGGCTTGCTTTCGGCAGCGCGCTCAGCTCGTGCAGCGGGATGGTGATGCGGTCGATCACCGGTGTGCCGGTTTCCACCGTACTGCCGGTTTCCGTGGCCCAGCCATGGCCGATATCGGAATGATCAACCAGCACATCATAGGATGTCGCCTCGACCTGCACGACATTGGCAATCGCGCGGACCGATGCGCCCGAGGTCAGCACAGACTGGATACGCTGGGATGTTTCGGGATCGACCAGATAGCCGCCATCGCCCGCCACTGCGGTGCTCATCGCCTTGCTGTCCAGTACCAGACCGCGTAGCCCGTCGTCATCGCCCGAACGCAAATAGGCGGCAAAAGCCTTCTGATGCGGGGCTTCGCCTTCGGATTGGGCCGACAAGTTGGGCCGTGATATTCTGGCGCGTGGTGCGTAGGATTTTTGATCAAGCATGGTCAGTCGCTCTTCCTGCTGTTGAAGTCGGTTGTGAATATCGGCACGAAAGCCTCTGAGATCGCTTATGAAACCCGAAAATGCACTTTTCAGATTGGGTGTCATTCCGGATGCCAGAGGCAGGTCTTTTGTCAGACCTTCCCCGGTCCGAGGCTTGAGCTCGGTTGTCATGGTTTCGTTTCTCCTGTTGTGGTGACGCTTGCCGGATCAGTCTTGCATCAGCATCGTGCGGCCGTTTTGGAACAGGGCCACCAGATCAAGCAGCCCCTCGTCCGACAGTGCGCCACCCTTGGCAGACACTTTGGCCGAAGGCAGCATCGGAAAGGTCACCAAGGACACTTCCCACAGATCAAGCTCGGTCAGCAGACGCTGGCCCTTGTCCGTTGTCGTGGCGCGGATCGTGCGATAGCCGATCGACAGCCCCTCGATCGCGCCTGCCGAAATCAGCGCCGCCGCCTCGCGGCCTTTTGCGACGCTGTCCAGCAAACGGCCTTTTACGCGCAAGCCGCGCGTATCCTCGAACACCTCGTCCCAGATGCCGATCGGTTGCGCCGGGTCGTGCTGCCAGAGCATCCTGACGCGCCGCCCCTGCGCCGCCATTGTCTTGAGGCAGGCGGCATAAGCACCGCGCGCCACGACATCGCCGCCCTGATCCGTTGCGTCGAACAGGCTTGCATAGCCTTCGATCACCAGACCCGCACCGTCCTGGGTCAGGCACAGCCCAACCTCTGGGCGGCATAACTTGTGCTCCAGCCCTGTGTCCATCGCCTCTCCTTTCATGGCAGGCCCACCAGCGGGGCTGCTGTGATGATTGATTGAAATGTTTGCGCCAGCACCACGGCAACAACGCCGTACACCGCCAGCCACAACCGTTTCTCCAGTTTCTCGACCAGCGCCTCCAGCTTCTCGGCGCGCCGGTTCAGCCCGTCTATATGCAGGCTTGATACCCGCTCATGGGCCTCCAGCCGCAAGGCGGGGGCGCAATCGAAAGCTTCAAACCCGTAGCGTGCGGGTTCGCGCGGGCTGGCGCGGGGATCGCTCATGCATCCGCACCTTTGGTGCCATCATCCCCAATCGGGCGCGCCGGAAGCCCCAGTAACTGACGCTTTTCGGCATCGCTCAGGAAAGCTGCCTCGGCCACGCGGCGCCATTGCGACTCGCGCTCGGCGGCCAAGGCGGGCACCTGATCCAGATCGGGATGCAGGTCCAGCGCCTCACCGGTGAAGCGCGACAGCCATTCGGCAAGGCTGGCCACCACGCGCGTTGCCATCGGCAGAACCGTCAGACGATAAAAGGCCCGGTGCGCCTCCTGATAGTTCGCGAAAGTCGCATCGCCGGGAATGCCCAACAGCATCGGCGGTACGCCAAAGGCCAGCGCGATCTCGCGCGCGGCACTTTCCTTGGTTTGCTGGAATTCCATGTCCGAGGGGGAAAAACCCATCGGTTTCCAATCCAACCCGCCTTCCAGCAACATCGGGCGACCCGCATTGCGCGCGCCCTGATGGTGGCTTTCCATCTCGGAGACCAGCCGGTCATATTGATCACTGCTCAGACTGCCCTGCCCCTCGGCCCCGCGATAGACGATGGCCCCAGACGGGCGCGCGGCATTGTCCAGCAGCGCCTTGGACCAGCGACTGGCCGCGTTATGCACATCCACCGCCTGCGCAGCCGCCTGCATCGGCGAAAAGCCGTAGTGGTCGTCCTGCGGATGGAAGCTTTTGATATGGCAGATCGGGCAAAGCAGCCCCGTCACGTCAAAGCGGTGCTTGCGCCCGCCAACCGTGTAATCATAGGCCACGGGCCAGCCATCCGCGCCGGGGATCAGGCTCATGCGGTCAGAACGCAGGACATGCAGTTCCGACAGCGCGCCCGCATCAGAGGTGACCAGTTCCAGATAGCCGTTTCCGGTCAGCAGCATTTGGGCATAGAGCGCCTCAAGCAGTTCGGCGCGGCCCTGCGCGGGGTTGGGATTGCCCAGCAGGGCCAAAACCGGATGTTTCTCGAACCGCTGCCCGTTGGTCTGCAAGACCAGCGGCAGGGCCGCCGCCGCCTCGGACAGCATCTTGACGCAGCGAAAGCCAACCGGATTTCCGGTATAGCCCGTGCGCGTCAGCGAGGCCGTGTCACGCGGGCTCCATGCCACACGGCCCGCGCCCTGAAAGGCCAGAACCGGACCGGTGGCGCTGGTTTTGCGTTCGGGTACCGCCTGCACGGCACCGCGCTTGAGGAATTGAAAAACCATGCCACACTCCCTGATCCGGCCCGCTGTCCGGGGCACCCTATCCGGCTTCTTTGCGCCGGACGGGGACCCTCGAACCCATGAGCAGACAATCTGACGAAAAGCTTAACAATTCCGGATCAGAGCGCGCGCACCTGTGGACGGCGCCATTGTGCCGAAGGCTCGATGATCAACTCGTGCAGTGCCCAGACCAGCGCATCCAGCCGGTCGGGGCTGCCCTTACCGGTATAGCCCTGCGCGGTCATGGCGCACATCTGGTCCTCGAGCCTGCCCAAAGCCCCAAAATGCTGGACCCGCCCTTGTTCATAGAGCGCCGCCACGGGTTCTGCCCGCGCCGCCTTGCCGCGCGCGGCGTGCAGTTTGCGGAATGGCACCATCGGGTCGATCTGGCGGATCACGGATTCCACCATTTCGCCGCCTTGGTTGACCTCGGCCACCAGCCGGTCTGCCCCCCATTTTTCCATGGCGACGATAGCGCGCGCCGCCCATACCGTCGGCTTGGCCCCGGCAATCGTCGTATCCTCCAGCACATAGGCGCGCCAGTCCTGCACGGGCCCCCGTGTCACCGCGCCGACGACCACGATCCCGCATTCATCCGAACGGCCGTTCGATGTGATCGAGGGATCAACCGCGACGACAATCCGGTCAAAATCCGGCAGTTGCGCTATCCGCAGGCTATCCAGTTGCTGCCTGCTCCAGAGCGCGCCCTCGGTGTCTTCCAGAAGAACGCCGTCCAGTTCCTGCCGCTCAAGATGTGATCCGGCATAGCGGATGCGGACCTCCTCCAGAAACGAGTTTGCAAGGTTTGCGGCATTGGCTTCGGTCGGGGCATGGGACACGACGGTGCTGTGCAGATTCAGCAGGTCTTTCAACACCTCCACATTGCGCGGTGTCGTGGTCACGCAGACCTGTGGCGTATCGCCCAGTCGCAAGGCGAATTGCAGCATGTCCCATGTGGCTTCCGCCTTCTTCCATTTGGCCAGCTCATCCGTCCATGCCCCGTCGAATTGCGGACCACGCAGGGATTCCGGCTCATGCGCAGAAAACGCCTGCGCTGTGGCCCCGTTGGGCCAGATCAGCATCCGGCGCGTTGCATGCCAGATCGGCATCCGGTCGGGCGGCGAGCAGGCCAGAATGCCGCTATCGCCAAACACCATCACCTCGCGCACCTGATCCAGCGTCTCGCCGATCAGTGCAATGCGGCGGCAGCGCCCCGGATCAGAGGGGCGCGCGCCCTCGACGCAGGCGCGTACCCATTCGGCCCCTGCCCGTGTCTTACCCGCACCCCGCCCGCCCATGATCACCCATGAGCGCCACTGGCCAGCAGGCGGCAATTGATGCGGCATCGCCCAGAAATCGAACATGAAAGGCAAGGCTAGCAGTTCCGGCTCGGTAAGCTCGTCAAGAAACGACCGTTGGACCGCGGCAGTCGCGCAAGCGATCCAGTCGACACCGGACCTGAGATCGGGCGGCGTCGAAATCAATGGCGTAGTCATGAGCGATACCTTCATTTGCCTTGCGATATGTTTCAATTTCGGTCTCCACGTCATGGGCTTGTTTCAGCCAGTACCGGATATCGGACAACAGACGCGCGCCATCGCGGATGGCACCCTGATCGCCCTCGGATAGCCGAATCTGGATTTCGATGAGTTCGGATTTCATGATCCTCAGTTGAAGGTCCACGATCCCTATCGTGATTTTCAGCGCAGCAGCCCGGTCTGGCGGTGCCTCGTCCGGGTCCGCATGCGGGTGAATGCCTGACATGATGCACGCTCTGCCTCGTCTTGGGTAACCCCGTCCCCGAAACATGAAAAAACGGCGACCGGGAGGTCCCGGCGCCGTTGCTTCATGTCTTCCAGCTTGCACAACCTATACGTTAGATCGGGCGCAATGTCAAGTTTTCCAAACTGCTCAAACCGACAAGCGTCCGGTTTCATTAAGAAAATTTTAAACAGGCTAGCATGCCCCGACGGCAGCGCCGCAGTCCTCGGATCAGTCTGCCTGCTTCTGCTCCGGCGCTACGTCCTGCTCTGCGGCTTGCTCTGCGGCCTGCTCTGCGGCCGCGCGTTCGGCTTTGATCCGGCGCCAGACCGCTACATTGCGGTTATGCTCTTCCAGTGTCTCGGCAAAAGCGTGACCGCCCGTTCCATCGGCCACAAAGAACACAAAAGGCGTATCATCGGGATCAAGGGCTGCCTCGATACTGGCGCGGCCCGGATTGGCAATCGGTGTCGGGGGAAGACCCTCGATCACATAGGTATTCCACGGGGTGGCGCCGCGCAGCTCGCTCTGGCGCAATCCGCGCCCCAGAACGCCCTGACCTCGGGTCACACCATAGATCACTGTCGGGTCGGTTTGCAGACGCATGCCACGGTTCAGACGGTTCACAAAGA